CTGGACTGCGCGAAGTCGAGGGCGTTGGAAATCGCCGGCGCGACCTTTGACGTAACGGTCGTTGCCATCGCCTCCCATGAGGCGGTCAGGCGCTTCACCTTGTCGTCGGCATCGGCGAGCCGCTGAAGCTGCTCGTCGCTGAACGAATAGCCGAGCTTTTCCGCTTCCTCGCGCGCGCGACGGATACCCTCGGCGCCCTGGCTGAAGAGCGGCAGCAGATCCGCGCCGGCCTTTCCGAAGAGCTCGGTCGCGGCGCGTGCGCGGTCAGCGGGATCCGAGAGCCTGGCAATCTGCCCCGCCAGCCGTTCGAACTGCTCGTCGGCCCGGAGGCCGAGTAGCTGTTCGATCGTGAGGCCAAGAGCCGCGAGCGTCGCCTTCTGCTCTTTGCCGCCGGATGCGGCCTGTGATAGCGCCACCTGCATTTTCTTGAGGCCAGTCGACAGCGACGCGAGATCTATGTCGGCGAGCTTTGCCGCGTAGGCGAGTTCGCTGATCGCCTTGCCACTGACCCCCGCCTTGATCGCGGCCTTATTGAGATCGTCGCCGAGCGTGATCGCCTGCTTCGCCGCACCGATTAGCGCGGCGCCGATGATGCCGCCGCCGACACCACCCGTTGCGAACGAGAACGCTTTTTGGAACCTCGCGGCCGCTGCCTCGGCCATGCCAACGGCTTTGCCGAGATCGCCCTGCAGGCGCGCGGTGTTCGCGGCAAGCTCGATGACGAGTTGACCGAGCTTAAAACCCACGCGTTACCCCTTTAGGTGTCCGAGCGCATTGCCGACAGCAGCCATCATTTCTTGCGGCGTTTGCTGCCTGGTCGGCAGCTTCTCGCCATCGCGCTCAGCAGGTTTGTTGATCTCGCCGAGCATTCCGAGGTACTGCCGGATCGTGGCGATGTCGTACCGCTCGAGCGTGTCGACTCCGATCCGGAGGCGGATAGATAGGCCGATGAGAACCCGGCGCCACGGCCGGGCCATCAGTTTTTTAGTTCGTCCTCGATCGCCTCATCGCCGAGCTCGTTGAACTTGGTCGCCGCCTTCATGAGCTTCGCGATCACGTTTGGACGCGCTGACGCCATGAAGGCGAGCGCCTGCGCCCGGTTCTCGAACCACGGCGTTCCGTCAGCTTTGCTGACCATCGTCGCGAGCTGTTCCGCGACCCGCTCCGGCTTGCTCTCGATCGACGTGAGCCGGTCGTGCATGTCGATCGCTTCGATCGAATTGAGCGCGCGAACGTGGACTTCCGCGAGATCGTTGCGGGTTTTGATCTCGACTCGCTTGGTCTCGCTCATATGAAGAACGCACCCGGTGCGTTGCTGACGCGGATACTGCCGGACGCGAGGACGATGCCGTCGACACCGATCTCACTGATTCCGAGCGACTTCACGAGACCCATGAACGCAAGGACCTGGCCGCTCGGCATGGTGACGGAGAACGCCTCGAGCGCCCCACTCTCGCGCAGTGCCTTCAGACGCGACTGGCCGGTGTCGGCAGCGATCGGAATGAAGATCTGGAAGGCGAGATTTCCACTATCGGCAAGACCGAGCAGAAACTCTTTCTGCACCGACTGCAGGTGCGTCGTCTCGAGCTCGGCCGCCTCACCGTCGAGGCCTGGGCCGAAGGCCTTGCATTCCCCGATTGCGGTCATCGTCTTTTTCGCAGCCGTGCCGCCCGACACGTACGCCGTGTACCCGGTGCCGTCGACGCCCTTCAGTTCGAACGTGTTCGCCGCTTGGTTCGCGACCACAAAAACACGTTTGTTGACCTGCGTCATGCCGACGACGCCGTCGATAAAGACCAGGTCGCCGTTCGCGTAGCCGTGGGCGGTCGAACTAACGACTGGCGGATTTGCCGCAGTGATGCCGGTGATCGTCTTCGTCGCGGCGGTCGCCGTGCCGACGGCGGCAAGCGCGCCCTGGGTTTTCTGGGCCATATGTGTTCGCTCCTACGAATAGACCGACCAGGTCTGTGAAATGACGAAAAGTTCAGGGTTGTTTTCGGGCTCTGCGAGCTCCTGCTGCTGTTGCAGCAGATGCCCGGCGGCTTCCAGTGCGGCGCGCACCGCGGCGGCCACGGTCAGCGCTTCGGTGTAGTCGTTGCCGTAGCTGTCGACCTGGACCGTATTCGCGTCGAGTCCTGACGGCCCGCGCAGATGGTTGTATGGGACCAGCGCGATCGACTGCAGCATGATCGCGGGGATCTGGAAGGACTGCGTTCGACGCAGCGCCTCGATGCGTTCAGCGTCGACAAGCGTGGTCACCGCGGGCGCGGCGACCAGCACCGCGCGCGCGATGGCTACGGTCATCAGAACCCCGTGATGGCTTTACGAAGGCGGCGCTGCGAGCGCGCATACGCCTGGCGCGCGACCTTCTCGATCGCGGGCAGGAGCGCCTTCTGATAGATGTCGATCGCCTTGTTCACGTTCTCTTCGAACGCGGGTCGCAGGAATGGCTTCGCGGGAACGGCCGTGACGGTCTTTCCGAAGAATCCCTTGACGACCGAGCCGAGCGATCCCTTCGCGCGCGTGATGGATGCGCGTCCGAACTCGATGAACCGCCAATAGAACGCGCGGCCCTTCACACCGATGAAGCGAGACTCCTGCGTCTTCGTGCTTTCCGGGCTGCGGTACGAATAGATCGATGCGCGCAGGCGACCTTTCGTGCCACCTGGCCGGACCGGGCCGACGAAGCCGCGCGCCTTGCGCGTCGGCGCCTTAGCCTGCGCAGCAGCGATGATCGGGCGGGCGGCCTTCGTGAGCGCGGCCTGCGAGGCCTTGCCCTGCAGCGCCTCGGGCAGCGACTTCAGCAGCGTTTGGCGAAGCTCGGCGAGACCCGAGACTTCAATTTTATCAGCCATGCGGACGCGCGTATGTGCGCGACTCGGATTCGAGATTCGTCGTTTCGATCAGACCGTCGGCGTCCGCATCTGGCAGCGTACCCTCTCGCGTCACGAGCGCCGGCGCGACGATCTTCACGCGCCGCGGCATCAGCGTTACCGTGACTTTGTTCGGCACGCCCGGCGATGCCTCGAAGCGGATCGAGAAAACTTCCGTGAGCTCGACGCCGTTCACGAAGATCTTCCCGTGACCGTGCGACGGCAGTTCGATCAAAACGTCTTCGGTGACCTGGTTGTTCATGTGCGTATCGCGGTCGCGAAGAGCAGTTGCCCTTCTCGGCGGCCGAGTTCCTTGATGTGCGTAATGTTGTAGCTCAATCCTTCGAATGAGATTCGATCCGTGATCTGCACGTCGCTGCGATAACGGATCCGAAATTGCGTGGCGAGCTCGGCCTGCACCTGCCCGGCGGCGAAGTACTCGCGACCACCGGCGTCGATCTTCTCGGCCCATACCGTCGCGTAGCCCGCGAACGTCTGCCGCTTCGAACCGTTCACATCCGCCGGCGCGGCGTCGCGCCGCTGCAGCGTGATCCGGCGGTCGAGTCGTCCCGCGCTGATCATCAGAACGCCCGATGTGGGAACAGCAGCGTGTCGACGCTCAGTGGAACTTCCGAGACGATTGTTCCCGTCACCACTGGTTCACGGATCGCGTACAGATGCGCGACGAGAATCAGCAGCGCCTGCCGGATCGCCTCCGGTACATTGCTAGGCGCTGCGCCGTAGCCCGCGACGAACCGCACCGTGACCGCGCCCTCAACCGCCTGGGGCGTCGGCCAGGTTACGCCGTACGCCGGCACGATCACATATTCGCCGGTGTCGCGGCGCACGATGCGGTATTGACTCGGCGCGAGCGTCTGCTCGACGCCCGAGCCGTCCAAATACTTTACGGAAGTCACCGACTGAATCGGTGGCTTCTTCAGCACGATTTCGTTGACAAGACAGTTCCCGATCTGGTCCCACGTTTGCGTCATCAGCGCGCGCCGCGTATACGTTTCCACATAGTCGCGCGCGGCGAGCACGTAGCCCGCAATCAATCCATCCTCGTCATTGCCATCCACCCGGCATTGAGCGCGCGCTTCGGCGATTGAGATAGGCTCAAGCGTTGGGGCAGCGACGAGGGAAAGCGGCATGGGGGCTACTCGGAGCCCTTCGCCTTGTTCTCGGGAGCGGCCTTCTTCGCCTTCTTCTCGGCCTTGTCGTCTGCCTGGTCGATGGCTTCCGCCCAGCCCTCGCGCGTTGAGACTGCGACGAATTCGGCGTCGTCTGTCTCGACCTCGCTGCCGGCCGTGTATTGGCGCACGTCGTAACCGTTGTGCGCGAACGGAAAGTCTTTCGTGATCTTCAGCTTCATGTGTTCCCCGATCGGTCTCGTGATGGATCGGGGAAGGTCTTGCGACCTTCCCCGTCCGTTTCGCTTGCGTCGATCTCAGGTCGTCGAGATCTTCAGCAACTTGATCGCCTGCGTGTTGCGCAGCTTTCCGCCGACGCGCTTGCGGATGTAGAACTTCACGAAGCCCGGCGTGGTGATCTCGTCGCGGGTGATCCGCATTCCGACGCGGTCGGCGACGAGGTAACCCTGCTTGAAATCACCGAACGCGAGCGGGAAGGCGTTCGCCGCCACCACCGGCATGTCTTCCGCCTCCGTGATGCCGTAGCCCATGAACGTGTCGGGCTGGCCCGCGGAAAGGCTCGGCTGCCACAGGTACTGGTTCTGCGAATCCTTGTACTTGCGCAGCGCGGCGAGGATCAGCTTCGCCGTGACCCAGCGCGCGTTCTGACGATACCGAGCACGCAGCGAGTACACGATGTCATAGAACACGTCGAGGCTCGTCGGCATCGCCGCGGCCTGGCCGCCGGGGATGTATTGCAGCGTGCCGAACGCGCGGCTCGCGTCCGACGTCGACAGCGGCGCGGGGCCCGCCAGGAACCCGGTCGGCTTCTTCGTGCCGTTTCCGGCCACGAACGCCGCGCCTTCGCCCGCCGCGATCGCTTCGGCACCGGTTTCGACGAGCCAGCTCTCGACGTCGAAGAACAGGTCGTCGAGCGACTCTTCCGACGCCTGCGGCTTGGCCGAGGCCATGCCGAAGGTCGGCGCGACTTCCGCGAGGTCCGACGTGTTCGTCTGGTTGCGCGTGTCGGTCTCGCCGAGCCATTCGAAGGCGACGCCGTTCACGTCGAACAGTTCCTTGTAGTCGGAGCTGCCGATCTGGCGAACCGTCGAGATCGAGCGAATCGGCGAGATGTCCACGGAAAGGCGCGCGATCTGGCGCTCGAGGATCTCGGGCAGCGCGAAGCCACCGGCCGCACCCGTCAGGGTGGCGGTCTGCGTGGCGCGAGTCTGCAGGTTCGAGTTCGCGCGGTTGCGAACTTCGAGAGCCTTCGCCGCGGCCGTCGCCTTCTGGATGCGTTCACCGTCCTGCGGCGAGCGAACCCAGCTGATGAAGGCGTTGCGGTACTCGACTTCCTCCGCGCTCTCCGCGTTGCCGTCACGGCCGACGCCGGCGCCCGGGCGCGCGAGCTTGGCTTCGAGCTTCTCGAGCCGACTCTTTGCTTCGCTCAATCCATCGATTGCAGCGTCGATGCGCGCGAGCTTGGCGTCGAGGTCGCCCGTCGCTTTGCCGGACTTCACCGCTTCGATGCGCTGGTCGTTCGTCTTCTTGTACTCTTCGAAGGCGCCGGCGATCTTGTCGAGCGCGTCGGCCACCGACTTGATGGTCGGTTCGTCGCGGCGCTCGTAGAGCGCGAGACACGCGATGCCCACGAGGCGAGCACGGAAAGCCGCGAAGTCGCGGCCCATTTTCTGCAGGTTCATTGCACTTCTCCTTAAATTTTTAACGTGTCGAGAATTCGCTGTGTGGCGTTCAGTGCCTGCGAAGTGGAAATCGCAGAATCTCTCCGCTCCTCTCCAATCCGCATGACGCGACTCACGAGGGCGGTCGCATCTGCCTTGCTGAACCCGGCATCACGCAGGATTCGCTCCGCATCTTTGGGGGCCGCGATGTCAGATGACGCGGCCTTTACGTTGGTGACCCGTGCCTTGTCGTTGGCCGGGAAGGTGACGAGGGAAACTTCCCAGAGGTCGATTTCCGTCAGCGTGCGGACTTCGGTCTCGCGGTCATACGACCACTGCTTCGACATGAAGCCGATCGACAGACCGTTGAGCGCGCCGAGCTTCAACAGCGCGTGCGCTTCCTTGCCGCGTGTGGTCGCAAGCGCGAGCTGACCCTTGACCCGGAGGCCTTTCGCATCCTCTGTCATCTCGGACCAGACGCCGATCGGTTCATCTGCCGAGTGCTGCCACAGCATCGCAGGCATCGTGCCGGCGGCCTTGTGCGCCTTGAGAGATTCCAGGAATGCGCCGGGCGCGATCACATCGTCGTAGTCGTCGCGGACGCCGAACACAGAACCGTATCCCTCAATCGTTCCGTCATCGCCGACCGCTCGGATCTCGAGCGCGACGGCTCGGGTCTGCCGTGTGGCTGCCGTGTGGCGGACCTCAATCGGTCGGATCGTCTTGTCCATTTCCGGGATCCTTGTTGGTGCTCATGTTGAGCGGCGTAAGCGGTTCGTCGAGGCCTGGGAGCGGGTCTTTTCCTTCCTCGTCGCGAAGCTCGTTGCGCGTATAAACGCCGAGCTCGCCCATCGTGCGGGCCCACATCGCGCGATCTTTCATAGACCCCGCCATCAGGTAACGCGTATCGAATTCGGCGAAGAGCGGACCGGAACCGTCGAGCAGCATCTCGTCGATTCGCTGCGTCCATGTCTTGTGCCACGGCGCGAGCGTGTGTTTCAGATGCGCGGCGAAGAACGCCTCGCTACTCGCGAACGTCGAAGTCTTGTCGGCGTGTCCGACCATGATCGGGAACACGCCGTAGCCGCGGCAGATTTCTTCGACCTGGAACCGACGAGTTTCGATGTGCTGCGAGTCGACGCTGCTCATCGCCGTCGACAACCACTTAGCACCGCGATCGAGCACGAGCGGCGTGCCCGCGTTGGCCGGTCCCGACTTGCTCTTGAGCCATGCCGTCAACCGAGTGTGCTGTTCCTCCGTCAGATTGCCGTCGACTGAGTACACACCGGTCGCCCGCATCCCGTTTTCATGCATGGCGGCCTGGCTCTGCTCTGTCGCGATGGCAAGGCCGATGGCCCGGCGCGCGAGGAACACCGCGTTTAGGCTGGTGACCCAGTCCCACTGAACGCCGTTGATCACGAACACATCATCGGGCATGAACTCGCCGATCTGGCCGAACTCATCCCAGCACCGATATCGCAGCTCGTACCGCGACACCTGGCGAACATCCCAGCGACCCGGCATGACCGGGATCAGCTCGCGAACGCGGCGATTGTCGCCGCGCACCTTGATTGACAGCGCGGCGCCGGTGAGTGCGGCGTGGATCGTCATCAGACGCCGCCACTCGAACGACGTCTGCCACTCGTTCGGCCGGCGCGACAGCAGCCGATATTCGGGAATGTTTTCGGCGCGCTCTCGGGTCTTGTCTTCCTTGTACCGGAAGACCTCGAGGCATGGCGTCGCGCAGCCGTCAGCAATGA